TCTTGTTGATCCTAAACGACTCCTTTGTCGTCTAAAATTTTGTAGCCTTGTCGCAGCCAAATCTTGTAGCTTTGTATACGGTTGGCCACTTTCAACGTGTTCTAATAACAAACTCTTTTGTTTATTGTATAACATCATTTCATCATGCAAATTGCTGCCTTCAAAATCAGGATTTAGCAATCCTTCTCTTTCACCAACCTTACGAAAACGACTTCCTGTAAAAGGATTACCAATCGTTCTTGGTTGTTCTAAATAAACTTCAGCAATTCGCTTCTTTTTCAAAAATGTACGTGCTCCAGGAAAAATATTGCTTACTTTGGCAGCTTCACGTCTAGCAATTTGTGGATCAATTCTTGTAATTGCTTGTGCAACAATGTTGTGATAAATTGCTTGTAAATTTGAAACTAATTGACGAGCTTCAATATCTTCAGGAGAATCATGTTCAAATAGTGGTAATCTACCAAGTTCATCTAAATTTGAGTTTAAAGGACCATCATATCTTGGTAATTCATACCAATCTTCGTATCCTAAAAGAAAAGCTAACGCTCTTAAACTCTTAAATTTACCACTTGCACCAAATGGTCTATACGTTAAAATAATAATTTTTGCTTTTGCCAATTCGTCTATATTATCCTCATCGTAAAAATATCTGCGTTGTAATTCAGTTGCATTTCCAGGTCCTAAAACTGCGTTAGGTCCTACGCTCATTTTTTTTATTACAAAAAACAAATTCCTCTTTTATAAAATCGTATATAGCTCTGATATTACAAATAACATCAAATAAACAATCGCAATTTTTTTCTTTCATTAATTAATTAAAAATACTTTTTTCCTTATTTACATACCTAACCTTAAAAAACCTTTTTACATCCTTAACCCTATCTCCCCCGCTGCGACGCCCCCTAAGGGGCTTTGCTTTAGCTTCGTCGCTACTCGCTCCTCGCTTTTTATGGAACAACAACAGTGTTTGCAGAATTAACTAAAGTTGGTCTGCCATTTGTTGAATTAAAACCACTGTTGTATTCAGTAATATCAATACTTGACTGGGTTATGGTCGAAGCAGATGTCATTCCAGTAATTAATGTAAATTTGTTGTCTGTTGCATTAGTGGCTGGTTGAATACTAAGATGAAAAATAGCTATTGCACCAGTTCCACCTACTGCATTTGAAACAAATGATGGTGTATCCGCAGAAGTAATTGATGCTGCGTATATATCATTAACAAAACTTACATTTCCTAATGGTGTTCCACTACTATACACTGAACCAGCTAATGATGTTCCTTCAATTAAAACTTTTACCTCGAGCAAACCACAGTAATATGATGGAAAAGTTAATACTGTATTATTATCAGCATCAACATTAATCGCAATATTTAAATTGTTTTGTTGGCCTTTCAACATTAACGCATTTGTACCAAATGGTCTTAAATATGTTTCACTACCACCAGAAACAAATAATGCTCTAGTTATTGCCAGACCTCTTCCACTCAAAAACTTTGGCTTTCTTAACATTACTTTGTAATTAACATATAGTTCGCCTAAAGTTCCATTCAACATTGCTGTTGGAATGTTATGAGTTGCTAATTGAAAAATACCATGGTCATAAGCTTTTAAATCTTCACCTGTTAAAACAGGATTTGTTCTGATATATGACCCTGCCGATCCTGACAATTTATTAGGATCACATTCAACACCATGTGTTTGGTCATCAGTAGTTCTTCCACTAACACTTCCATAATAAGCAGCCATTTGTGGCTTGTCAGTAAAATTAGGTTGAGATGCATTGTAATTCGTTGCAGTGATTATAGTACCAACTTGTCCATTTGAAGAATTTACATCTTGGATAGAAGAAACAAATTCAAAAACAAGTTGTATAAATTCAAATTCTTCATAATTACATGCAAGTTGACTCAACCATGGAAATGTTTGTTCCAAACCTGGATTTAGTGGAAAAGGTGTGACACTAAATATTCCACTAGTTGCTGGTGCAAAAATGTCTCCAACATACTCTCTATTTGATATACAAATACTTCCAGTCTCATCTCCAGCACTACTTATGTTAGCACTTTTACTCACACCACCTGACATGACTTCATTGGCGATTTCACTGTGATACATTCCTCTACCCATAAATGATTTCATCGAACTTCCTGCTTTAATTAAATTAGGAATACCTTTTGTTAAAAAACGATGACCAACTCCTTCGATATCTTTCCAATTAACCTTGCCACGTCCTTCATATAATCCACGTCCAGAAAAACCGTAATCTCTACGGTTTTTCTTCTGGTCATCGCTGGCTTCAGCTCTAGACGTTCCAAAGTTTTGTAAAGACCATTCACTACCTCTTGGAATATATGCTAAACCATAATCCTTGGTAGGCCACTTTGATTTAGCATATTTAGCATATTTCATTTTTTTCATTTGACTTTGTGCAGCCAACATGGCTTTTGCGGTAGCATAAGCTGAAGGAGTTGAAGACTTTCGTTTCGGCATTTTGTTATTTAATTAATTAATAATACTTTTTTTACAAAAACTCTCAATGATTAAAAGTTGGCAAAATGGAATGTTCAATAGGCTCTTCGCCAAATAATTTTATTTCTTCGATTCTTCTTAACAATTGTTGCATATCTTCATTGTTGCGACCTCTCCACATAACTTCTGGTCTATTTGGTGCAGTTATAATGATGGTTTTAGATCTAAACTGGTGCATAGTCCCCTTTCCTTCCACTTGCAATGGATACCTGTCAAACAAGCGTAGCAAGATGTGAAAGGGGCAAAGGTCGCACCTGTAGTCGTCAACAATGACCGTTTCTTGTCCATCGTATCCATCCCACCATTTGGACGCCCCGGCTTTCCAATAGGTGTTAACATCGCGCGTCTCATCACGGGCAAGTCGTGATTTTCCAGTCCCAGTGGTCCCGTAATACCATTTAACATAAGTTTTGAAGTCTCGTTGGTCTTCAAACGCGATTCTAGCGGCCGCAATTCCTCTAGCATACTTAACCATAACGTCCGGAAACGAATCAAAGCATTCTCTGACGCTCTTGCCTGATTTAACTGCGTTAACGCAGTTTCTGATGTCAGTTCGAGTACCTTGGCCAGTTGGTCTAATTCCATACTCAACAATACCTCCGTTGGTATCAAGGTCTCGCTTTCCGGCATCAGTGCAGTACGTAATTGCTTGCTCAATGGTACCTCTTCTCGGTTCAAGGTGGAATCTACACGTTCCATTTCTAGTAAGCAATCCACGAATTGATCTAAAAGATCGTCGTGACTTGAATCGGAAATAGCCCTGAAAATGGGGTGTTCCATTTTCTCCACATTCGTGTTGGTACACGAGATAGACACACTCCTTTTCAGCAAATTCCCTTATAAAATCATAATCATCCGGTAAGACATAGTTATTTAAAGTGAAAACATAATCGGCGTGCTTACCAGATAAAGGGCCTTCTCTTTCCGCCATATCAGTTCCACTTCCGCTTGCTTCTTCATCGAAGTATTCGGCCATATTAATAGACGAACAAAGTGAATTATGACTTTATAAAAAGGACACCTGAGTGTACTCGAACCGTAGACCAACCTTGACCTATATGCGGTTTGTGTTGTCTCAAGTGACCACCAACAACAAACCACAAAAAAATTGTACTACAACATGATCGTATTATACCGACTTAGCTGCGTTGATAATACGATCATATTGTAGTACACTAAAATATAAACTTGTTTTATATATAAACATTGCATATTTACAAAAAAAAAATTTTAATTTTAGAGCCTAGTGTCCAACGGCTACCTGGACCATGGACACTAGGTTGTGGGGTAATACTAACCCACAACCTAGTGTCCATTATACAAAACCGTAAATTTTGTTGTAAACCAGAGGATTTACTTTATGAGTCAACATTTCCTTAGCACTCTTATATCCAGAAGGTGCTCTTAACATATTGCCTTTAACAACTTTCAATGATCTCCTATCAATTTTAGATTGACCATAACGGTATACTTCACTTCCATCTGGAAGTACAAAACTTTGATGTTTTAAATCATATGCTAATATGTTTACCTTTCTTGTTGATCCTAAACGACTCCTTTGTCGTCTAAAATTTTGTAGCCTTGTCGCAGCCAAATCTTGTAGCTTTGTATACGGTTGGCCACTTTCAACGTGTTCTAATAACAAACTCTTTTGT